GCACCATCTCCCCCGCCGCCGGTAAATATCAAATTGTATGTTCCGTCGTCCTCGACACACGTACTGGTTATCAAAGTCAACAAAGTGACCGGATTAAGGCCAGATGCGGCGCTGGCTGTCAGCGCATTAACGGGAGCGGGAGGACAGGGATTATAATATTGCATCGGGTATTCAGCTCCGCCGACCTTATAAATGTTCTTATCGGTAACTCTGAATTCGCCATTTTCTGTATAATAGATACGTCCGTAAATATCGGCTGGGTTAGGTGCCGCGCAAACATCGACATCTGCGGTCCATTGAAAAAAGTTACCATCAGAATAACGGTAGATCGACAACAACGTTCCTTCTTTGGCCTGGGCGGCAACCGGTAAATCATTGCGCAACGCAGTAACCCCGCCGCGGTCAATGCGGCAGTTAACCGCCCTTTGAGCCTTATTTTCAGGGAGAACCGCAGGGTCAATAATTTGCGGCGCCATTCCTCCAAATTTCGTTATCTGAACGAGCATCGTTATCCCCTCTTGCTTACTTTATCTTTCATTCCCAGACCGGTTAAATATTTATTGTAAAAACTTGTTGCCTTGGCTTGTGCGTTGGGGATTGTCGTCTCTTCAATCAAACATCTGTAAATCAGGTAATCGACGCAGGCCGGTTTATATGAGTCGTCGAACGGGAAGTCCTCAGTATCAACCGTGATCGGATCTGGTAATTCGCTCAGCAAAACCTTGATTGATCCCATAGAACTTGAGGGTTGAGGCGGGTATGTATAAAATACCTTGGGGTTTCGACTGTCAACTGCGACAAACAGCACTGTCGCACTCGCAGGAGATGACGGCCAACCAGGGAATATGCTATCAAGGTTATTTTTATTAATTAATTTAACTGCCGTTGTTGCCAACTCGGTTGTTCCGGAACCTGTAACATTGTATAAAACATCAATTAATGATATCGCATCGGCCGGGAGAGTTTGGCGTGCGCCGGAAACTAAAACGATTGCGTCCTCAACTGGATATGACTCCGGCACAAGATTCACTGTCTCGGCACAAAATAGATCGAAGTAGGGAAGAATCTTTGAAGGCGGATATTCAAATCCGAATTCATCTTTTAATTGATTATAAACAAGTAGAAGAATGGCCCCGATTTCTCCACCCGGTGATGTCTCTCCAGCTGCAGGAGTTCCGCCGTCGATGTTTGCGACAATATCCGCCATGGTTTAAATCTCCTACATATAATTTGATCGTTGCAGCCTATTGTTTCGTGGAATCAATCGTGCCCGTGCGCTAACAATCGTGTCGAATTCCCGCTTAAAAAACAGCAGGAAGTCAGGGTCGGCGTCCGGGACCGAAATTCCTTTTACGATAATCCGGATACAGCCTTCGACAAAGATTTCGTCGAATTTACCTTCCCACAAGATCGTATCGGTAATGGCTGTTAATGGTGTCGGGCTTGCGTAATATCTTCCTATCAGTAATATATCGACAATCGGCTTAGGTCGAATGTAGATGGTTGATCCGATAATTTTGTAAACTCGTGGATGGGAGGATTCTTGGCTATAGGTTCCATACCAATCCCACCACGATCGGTCATAGTCTTGATCGTCGTCATTTAAATAATTCGGCTCAAGGATATGACGTCTTCCTTCCCATCCCTCAGGGGAATTTTCTGAGGATAAAATTAAATATTGCCCCGCCACAAGATTAAGCCCTGCTTGAGTGACCAGCGTCTTGCTTCCTGTACCGCAAAGGAGACTTGTCGCAGAAGTTCCGATATTGGATGCCGGCGACCCCGGAGTCGGTCCCAACGCAATATTCCAATCCGCCAACGTATCGGTCCCGGAAGACGTTGATACGTTAACAACCAGATCTCCCGTCAAATTATCATACGTGGTAATGGTTCCAGCCATCCAATCATCGATCAATTCTTCGGTCTTGGGACGTTCCGCCGGCGCGATGAAATTACTTGGTAGCGTCGCATAGTACCCGAATGCTGGAATAGATAGACTCATATCCCCCGTGGCCTGGAGTTCAGACTTCCTATCTAATAGATTTTTGTAAATCAAAGACTGAATAGAGGTCGCTGCCTGAAATATGGTTATCCCGCTGTTTTGTGCGGTTCGCCCTATCCTCGGCAGCGTCGCATTTAGAAGATCGCTCATTAACATGAGTTCTTATCCCCTTTTTTTATTGGCAACCTTATCTACCAGGTTGGACAACTCGTCGTCGTCGTCTTCGATAGACGATTCTTCTGCCTCGCTTTTGATAAATCCATACGCTTCCATCTCGGATTTGAATGGAGCGGTTATTTGATCTTTGCCACCCCACGCCATCGACTCCCCTGCGTACGTGTATGGCTTTTTCTTTTTGCATACAGCGACATATCCTTTGTCGGCATACTTTTCGATGCCGTATCCTGTCACGGGATTCCGGTTTTTTGCCTCTTCTGCCCGCCGCTCTTCCTCGACTTTTACCGCGTCATAGGGTTCATACATGGACAGCTTCAACAGATGATCAACATGCTCTTGATTGTCGACATTACACACGGACGTTGATTCTTCGGGAATTTGAACCTGCGTTTCCACTATTAATCCGGTCTTCTGGTCGCGGTTTCTGAGTGTCTGCTGATGATACCTGGTCCCTGGAATGGGAAAAAACTGATATGTCATTTTCCCTAAAGTAACCGCAGTGACTCCTACTCTCCTTATTTTGCAATGTATTTGCATCGTGCTTTCCTTTCGTCTATTGGTTGTTTAAAAAAAGGGGGCGGGCATTTCCCGCCCCCTTGGTTAGTTTACAAATACTTGGTTACGGCTGATCGATCAAAAGACCGAGAGCCAACACCCCAGCCGCCGCCGTTGCCGGCGCTGCGGGGAATTGAACTGCAATGATGCGGTCTTTGGTGTAATCAATACCAATATCTTTGCTGAATCCGAGGACAAACGAATTCACGCGACCACCGGTACGACCAATCGTTGAAGCCGTGATCACGTTCTGACCGGTTACCAGCTGCGGATCGACATCGGTGTTGGTGGCGCCGCCGGAGCTATAAGCTGCCGGAACAGCCGCCGTAGCTGCGGCCTGCCCGTAATAGGTATTCAAAACACCGACGGACAGGGTAAGGGTTGTGGTGGTGTGGGAATCCAACGCTGCGGATTCTACAAATCCACCCATCAAACGATGGCCGGCCGGCAGTACGCCGAGGGCCACAAGCTGAGTCGAGACAAGGTCAGTCGTCAGCAAAGAAATTGACCTGTAATCCATCCTTGCGCCGGGACCAGCCGTCTTCGGCGGATTGGTGTAAAGGTCAGGAGCTATTTTAAGAGCGTTAGACATAATTTATGATCCTCCTTGTTTATTTTGATTACGGCTTGGTGGCTGCCGTATCAATGGCCATCACGCCAAAATCGTTACCGTTGAAGGTAACTTTCTTGAATCCCCAAATGGTGTGGGTGGTGATGATGACCTTGTTACCATTGTCGCGTTCCTCTTCATGCCAGCCAAAACGTAAATCCTGGCCGGGTGAACCAAAGGCGATAACACCAGCCTGGTTTCCGCAGAACAACGCACGAGACGCCGAAACTGCCCCGCTGCCGTAATCGGTGAACCTGATAACGTTCTGGTGACTGTGGAGGACGACACCGTTCCACATCCCGATTCCGCCCTTGATGAATGCCGACGATTTACCCTCCGAAGTGGCGATGGCTTTCTGGATGTCCGCCCAATCGTTCGTGGTCGTGTTTCTCCGCAAATCGAATTTCTGGTAAGGGTCCATGACCATCAAAAAGCACTCTTCTCCATCTACTTCACACTTCTGGATCTGAGGAACTTCCGAGTAGGCAGGTCCGCCGCCGCCCATCATTTCCGCGTAAGCTACGGCACGATCGATCGGAAGGGTTGACATCTTATCGGTTGCCACCATGGACGCCTTGGTTGTCGCCACGCCGCCATAAACGATATGGTTGGAATCGGGAGACGTCAGGCTGTTGTTGGCAAAACCCGTGTAGGTCGTAGGGAATACGAACTCTGTGTTCGTCCCACGCGATCCCGAGAGGTACATCATAATGATTTCGTCAAACACCCTTGCCCACCAGTCGGTGGATCGTGCCTTTGCAATCTTGCGCAAGTCGTGCAAGGTGCGTTTGCGGGTCATGCGGCCTCCGCAGTCGGCGCCACCCCTCATTTGATCAATATAAACAGCGTCGGAGTAAAAACTCAGACCTTCTTCCTTACCGTGGAGTTCTGCGTCTCCCTCAATCGGCTGCATATTGAGTTGCATACTCAGATCGTAAGTGATTTGTTCTCCGGCATCCGATTCAAGATCGGTAATCTGCCAGATTGGGCGTGTCGGGACTTCCCCCTTCGCCATAAATTTCCGGGGCCAATACCCTTTTCTCCCAACATCGACCGCAAGATTCCCGGAGTACCTTTTGACGGCCTTGGCGTCGTTGAGACCTATTACTGTCTGTCCCATAGTTGTGACCTCCATTTTTTAGACCGTCCTGGGTCGGGTTAAGCAGGGTTACCTACCCTACCGTTTGCTGTCGAAAATGTTCGATCTTAATGGATCGATCGGCAGTAATCTTCAACACTGCTGTGCGTCCCGCTTTTTCTGTTAAAAACACAGAAATCGTCTGTGGTTTAGCAGATGGCGGCACATCAAATACT